CTGGATTAGACATGAGAGCAGTTCCCGCATATGTTAATTTCTATGGTACTAATTTTACTAATAAATCTAAAATAACACCATCTAAAAAAGTTGCAGAAAATCTTTTTGGGACATTCATGGAAGTTGACTTCCAAGAAGCTTCACCTAAAATAATCATACAATTAGTTGGACCAAGTTCAAAACATCCTGAAGGTACCAATAAAAAATATAAATTTGCGGACGATAGTTTTAACATATCGAATACAAACAATAACCCATTAATTATAACAACACCTGAAGTTTTCAATACTGGGGATTTATCTAAATCAAATAAGGTAGTTGCATTTGAAGTTAGTTTTGGTGACCAAAATCAAAATATCTTTAAGGGTGTACAATTAGACCAAACTTCATTAAAAAACACTTCTGAATCTTTTGTTGTTTTGGAAAACTTAGCGAGATCAGAGTCAGGCACTGGTGCATATAATGTAGATATTGGTTTGTTTGATTATTATAGACAAGCATCATATACTTGTGATGTAACTTGTATGGGAAACGTTATGATACAACCAACAATGTACTTTTATTTAAAGAACATACCTATGTTTAAGGGTTCGTATTGGATTACTGAAGTTAATCATAACATTAGAAATAATAACATCACAACGACATTTAAGGGAACAAGAATACCTTATGCGTCTTTACCTGACCCCAAAGACTCATTTACTTCAAGTTATAGAGTTTTGGTTGATAGGTTAAAATCAAACGTATTATCTAAGTTTAAAAATCAAGATGCGAATATGACAAAAACGTCATATAGTATTAAGAATACGGATGGTAATATCTATATAACCGACCCAGGAGAAAAAATAACAGGTGAAGATTTTGAAAAGAATATAGTACAAAAAGTTGGTCTTAATGATTTTGGTGTTCCATATAACGGCGCATTAAATGAAAAATACGTACAACTTGTTAAATATGATAATGGTGAGTGGTTAAGGGCCAGAGTTGTACAAATGGGAGGTCCGAAATATGCGATAGAAGATACCGTAGAATTAGGTGTCATTAGTCAACTTAAAAATGTTGATAAGTTACCATGGTCTGAAATTAAAAATACCTCAGATAAATATGACTTTTATTCAACCAAGTTTAAGATAATACCCCCACTTGTCACTGCTGAAAGAATAACATCAGGAACCACCGTAACAACGTTTGTTAACCCATCAAATAAGAAAAATGTAAGTCTTAAATACGAATTATATGGAACTAAAGGAAGTAGAATCGCCAAAGGTCCAATAGGTACAGGACCTAAAATAGATGGATATGGTGTAGGAATGTCAAGGTCACTTATGTTAAAATTGGGTGTAAATGACGGAGATGTGATATATTTTCAAATAAAGTAAGAATATTAAAATAAATGTGATATTTATATAAAAAACTATGAGTAACATAAATAATTCAATTGATAATTTTTTAAATCCAAAACAAGTTAGAAAAGTATCTAACGATGGGATGGAAAGAGAAGAATGTGATTTACAAACGGGAGAATGTTATGTAATTAGATCAAAAGACGGAATCGTTGAAAGAATAAATAAAAAGTTTATCACCGAAGATGGTAGACAACTATTACAAGACTAAGAATATGTTAGAAAAAAAATTACACGAAGAATTAACGCGTTTTAGGGAAATTAATAGGTATGGTAAAACCATGATTATGGAACAAGATGTACCGCCAGCAGACCCGTTAGCAACACCACCACCAACCGATTCAGCGGCACCGGCCGATCCTGCGGCAATGGGTGCAGATCCTATGGCGACCCCTCCTACAGACCCAGCGGCAGGAGGAACACCTCCGGATATGGACAGTACTGAAGAAATCGATATTACCGATTTAGTTAATATGACTAAAAATATTAAAAAAGAAATCGATGATAACAAACAAGACAATGGTGCGGTGATGCAACAAATGGATTCAGTATTTTCCAAATTAGACGATTTACAATCAAAATTGGCACAAATGGATATGGTATTATCCAAAATAGACGATTTGGGCAATAAGGTCGAAAATATGAAAGAAAAAACACCTCAAGAAAAGTTAGAAATGAGGTCACTTGATTCGTACCCTTTTAATCAAAATCCACAACAATTTTTCTCACAAAAACAAGGAGAAATGATGAGAAGTGGAAAAAATGAGTACGTTTTAACAAAAGACGATATTGAAAACTATTCTATGGACACAATAAGGAAAACATTTAATCAGGAGGAATCAGAAGATGAATTTAAGTTCTAATATAAACTTTTTTTTAGGTTTACAATCACAATTAAGAATAAACCATTGGCAAACCAAAGGTTTAGGTAGACACCAAGCATTTGGTGGGTTTTATTCAGCAATGGACGGTTTAATAGATACGTTTGTAGAAACTGCCATGGGTAAATACGGTAGATTTGTTTTAGATGACGAATCAAAAACAATACAACTAAATAATCTATCCGATGTAGACATAAAGTCTATGGTATCCACATTGAGGGATAGTTTCGTTCAAATGTCAGAACAATTAGATTCATCTGATACCGATTTATTGAATATTAGAGACGAGATGTTAGGTGAATTAAATAAGTTGTCTTATTTATTAACATTAGAGTAACAATATTATTTTTAAAAAAAACAAAGACCGGATTTTTTAATTCGGTCTTTTTTATTTATATTTTATTATAAGATTTTTTAATTTAAATTTTTAATTATGTCAACATTTGATGCAGTACTGGCGCAGTACGAAAAAAACAAAAACGCCACAAGTGGCAACACGAACAGAGTCTCACAAGAAGACAGACTAAAAAAGTATTTTACAACAGTTCTTCCAAAAGGTTCTAAAGGGGAAGAAAGAAGAATTCGTATTCTTCCAACAAAAGACGGAGGTTCTCCATTCGTTGAGGTGTACTTTCATGAAGTACAAGTAGACGGAAAGTGGATGAAAATCTATGACCCTAAACAGGAAGGTAAGAGGTCTCCATTAAACGAGGTTTATGAAGGATTGATGATGACTGGTGTTGATTCAGACAAAGAATTGGCTCGTCAATATCGTTCTCGTAAGTTTTACATTGTTAAGGTTATTGACCGTGATAACGAGCAAGACGGACCTAAATTTTGGAGATTTAAACATAACGCTAAAGGAGATGGTGTCCTAGATAAAATCTTCCCAATTTTCCGTAACAAAGGAGATATTACCGATATGACTAAAGGTAGGGACTTGATTTTGTCTTTGGCACTCACAAAGGCTGGAACAGGTAAAGAATATACAACAATTAACTCAGTTATTCCTGAAGACGCTGGTCCTCTTCATACCGATGATAAGGTGGCACAAGGATGGGCTAACGATGAGTTGGTTTGGTCAGACGTTTATTCTAAAAAGGGTGAAGATTATCTTGAAATGGTTGCGAAAGGTGAAGTTCCACGTTGGGATTCTGTTTCCAACAAATGGGTATCAAATTCTTACAATGATGAGGTAGTCGCGACACCAAAAAGTTCAACACCTGTTGTTGATTCACAAGCGGATAGTGAAGTAGATGAAGATCTCCCATTCTAATTAATCAAGGACACTCTCTCGGACATGTAGTCTTTGAGGGTGTCCTTTTAAATTTAAAAACATGGCAATCAAAAAAAATAGTTTCGAGGCAATTAAGAAAAAATTCTCTAAGGAGGCCGAATATAAAGCCGATCAGTTTCTTGATTTAGGTGATGCATTTTTAGATGCAACAGGTCTTCCAGGTCCGGCCATTGGACATATCAATATGTTTTTGGGTCATAGTGACACAGGTAAAACAACTGCACTTGTAAAAGCTGCGGTGGATGCTCAGAAGAAAGGTATTCTACCTGTTTTCATTATTACTGAACAAAAATGGAATTGGGATCACGCGGTATTAATGGGTTTCAATAAAGAAGATGATTTTTATCTTTTCAATAGTGATTTTGAATACATTGAACAAATTACAGACTTCATAAATGAAGTATTAGATGCGCAAGAAAAGGGTGAAATTCCACATGATATATTATTCTTGTGGGATTCTGTGGGTTCAGTTCCTTGTAAAATGACATTTGAAGGTAAAGGTGGTAAACAACACAACGCATCAGTCCTTTCTGACAAAATTGGGATGGGTATAAATCAACGTATTTCAGGTTCAAGAAGAACAGATAAATCTTATACCAACACCTTAATCATCGTCAACCAACCATGGGTAGAACTACCTGACAATGCATATGGACAACCAAAGATTAAGGCAAAAGGTGGTGAGGCAATTTGGTTAAACTCTACATTGGTCTTCTTGTTTGGTAACCAAAAAGGTGCGGGTACAACTAAAATTAAAATCACAAGAAATAAACGTGATGTAAACTTCGCAAGTAGAACTAAAATTTCTATCATGAAGAATCACGTTAATGGTATTGGTTTTGCTGATGGTAAAATTATGGTTACTCCTCATGGATTCATGAAAGCAAAAGAACCCGCAGAAGAGAAACTATCGATACAAGAATATGCAAAGGAAAATTTAGATTATATCAGTAAACTATTCGGAGAAAAAGTTGCTGATGTTAGTGAATTAGGATTCAAATCGGAAATCTCATCGGATGACGATGAATAAAAAATAATAAATGTCTGTTTTACTTGTTGATGGAGATAACTTACTTACGATTGGATTCTTTGGTGTCAAGAATTATTTTTACAAGGGTACACACATTGGAGGAATATATCATTTTCTCAATACTCTTAGGAGAACGTTTGAAATACATCATTTAGATAAAATAGTAGTCTTTTGGGATGGTGAAAATGGTTCTCAATCGAGAAAAAAAATATATCACCTATACAAAGAAAACAGAAGACAAAGAATTAAATCTGATGAAGAACTTAGTTCATACAGATATCAGAGGAATAGAATTAAACAATATCTTGAAGAATTATATGTTAGACAAGGAGAATTTGAACTTTGTGAAACGGATGACTGCATAGCATTTTATTCACAAAATTCTCCAAATGAGAAAAAAATAATATATTCTTCAGATGGTGATTTAACTCAACTCGTTTCTGAAACCACCCAAATTTATAATCCATCACACGGAAAATTATATAAACAAAAAGATATAATTACGTATGACCACGAAGACATTTTAATTGAAAACGTTAAATTGGTCAAAATTCTGTGTGGAGACCCATCGGATAATATTAGTGGGATAAAGAACTTAGGAATAAAACGTTTACTAACATTATTTCCGGAGTTAAAAACTGAACAATTAACAGTCGAACAAGTTATTGAAAAAAGTAATATGTTATTTGAACAGGACAAAAACAATAATTTGGTTAAAAATTTATTGACTGGTGTAACGAAACGTGGTGTTTTCGGAAATGAATTTTTCGATATCAATAAGAGTATCGTTAGTTTAGATCAACCATTTTTAACAGATGAAGCAAAAGAAACGATTACATCATTAATTAATGAAACATTGGACCCTGAAGGTAGGTCTTATAAAAATACAATGAAAATGATGATGGAGGATGGTTTATTTAATGTATTACCCAAATCGGATGACGCATGGATAAAATTTCTAAATCCATTTCTCAGATTAACAAGAAAAGAAAAAAATAAAAAAATTATTAAAATTAAGAATTATGACTAATCAACAAGACATCACAAAATTTGAGTTTCTTTTGACACTTGAAGGTAACATCATCTGTCAGCGTTTTTTCAATGTTAAAGACTACAACCCTGTTGCCCGAAAATCTATGGATATGCACGAGTACGTAAAAAATATTTGTGAAGAAATTTCAGAAGATTTGAAAATAAAAAGTTCTGATTATTTGTGTGAAAATCAGAATTATATTCTGAATAACGAGAATGTGGAAGATTCAAAATCTGACCAAAAAGAATATTTTTTGTTGGAAATTAAGCTTGACGACAACGTATTTATTCAAAGAATATTCCCCG